CACTTACACCCATTGCGTTGTTGTAGTCACCTGTAGTGTTGTCAGTTAAAGCAGAAGCACCTAAAGCATTGTTCTGTGTTCCTGTGGTGTTAGCATCAAGAGCAGCATAACCCACCGCAACATTGTTATCACCCGTTGTGAGCGCCGTACCAGCTTCATCGCCAATGACTACATTGTAGTTGCCCCCTGACTCTATTGAATTACCAGCATTAACACCCGCAGCAAAGTTAGATGTACCTGCTGTTTTCTTTTGGATGTCACCAGCAAATACTGCATTTCCAACAACAGTTACAGTACCTAATACAGTTAGAGTATTAAGTTCAGCATCTACTTGAGTTACACTACGTACAGAAGTCCCATCACAAACTACATGTTGAAATAAAGTAGATGACCTACTTAGTGTTACACCTGTATTACCAGCAACTCGCATCATAACTACATTACTAGTAGCATTGGCAGATACTTTATTTAATACAGAGTATGATTTAGTTTTATTAGGAATTACCAAGAAGATAGAAGTGGCAACAGTTCCTATTGATCCCTGAATTTCTAAGAAAGCAGACCGTGACTGATCATCAGCACCGTCGTTAGCTGTCAAGTTAACAGTAGCTGCACTACCAATTGATATAGTAGTATAACCAGCAATAGCTTCATCAGCAAGACTAATAACTCCATCATTAAGGATTTGGCCCCAGCTATTAGGGTTTTCACCATCTCCTTGCTTTGTGAGTCTTAGATTTGTTGTGTACGTGCTTGCCATTTAATCTCTCCTAATTAGGAATTAACCTATTATTATTTGTTATACTTCTAGTTCTTTAACACATTTAGAAGTTATCAGTTTAGCAGTTCTTACGTTACGAATTAGTTCTTCTACTTGAAACTTGTAAGTTTCACAGAGATATTGGTCAGGAAATAAACCTGTCACTGACTTCTCTGTCACTGGTACATTAAGAGGGGCCAGTGCTATATAAGTAATGATACTTAAATAATAAAACATAACCCAATCATTAGCCGACGTAGGCTTTCCCAGCCGTTACTGCATCTGTGTAAGCCGTCTTGCTAACACTGGAATCTGAATACCAATCATGTGTTGCCTGAAGTTCAAGATGGTCCGTATTACGGGTGATCATCAATTTAACTTCAGCAGCACTGCCGTGCATGGCAAGCTCTTCGCTATCATCTGCAACAGTTGCATTAATTAGTGCTACGCTATCATCCATTGCAGAAAAGTGTGCTGCAATCTGTTCTTCGGTTAGTACTTCATCCATTAGTTTTCTCCTTGAGTTCTTTGGTTTCATCTGAAAGACTGGTCAGTAACTGTCCCATAAAAGAGTCTGCTGCAATAGCGACTTGATCTAGTTGGAATTGTGCTGCTTGTCGTTTTTGTTGTAGGTCTTGAACCTGTGCAATCCAATACCTTTGCTGGTCTGTTAATTCCAGCTGATTATAATCTTTGCCTTGTATGTTAATAACATTAGTTTCGTTCTCAGTCACTAGTATAATTATTTTTCCATTGTTTAAGTTCGTCTAGTTCTTTAGATAGTTCTTGTACTGCTTTAACAAGGGCCGGAACAAACTTAGAGTATTTCAGCCCATACATCTTTTCATCTTCAGAGATGTTTGTTGTCAGATTTGTCTTATCTTCAAAGTTAAACCCGTATTCTTTTTCAAGTTCCTCAACGTCTTGAGCCAAGAAACCTACATCTAGCTGTTCTTCTTTATGGGTGCCGTCTGGCGTTACGTCTTGATCTTTGGAATACTTTGATCGTTTATCCCAGCGATAGGTAACAGGCTCTAGTTTGTTTATAAAGTCTAGCCCCATAACCAGAGGAGTGACCTCAGTCTTATCTCTCTTGTCTGAGGCTACTGTCCAGTCAACTTGGATGTGTGCATTGGTTATATTCTCATCACCCAAACATATCTGATTGTTTCCGGTTGTTACAGCGCCACCGGGACTTCCCGTTATCCCAGCGTCGTGTCCGAGAAGAAGATTGTTGCCCCCCGTAGTCACTGTGTGACCCGAAGCTATACCGATGGCTGTATTATTAGACCCTTCGGTATTGACACCAAGAGCATCATAACCAACGGCTGTGTTACTAGAGCCTGTGGTAGTGGCATCGAGAGCAGAACCGCCGACCGCTGTGTTAAAAGCACCAGTGGTGTTAGATATTAAAGCATTATGTCCAAGGGCTGTGCCGTTAGACGCAGACGTGTTGCCACCAAGGGAATTTCTACCAAATGCTGTGTTACTAGAACCTGTAGTGTTAGCATCTAGGGAAGCAAAACCCACTGCTGTGTTATTATCTCCGGTAGTAATCGCCGTACCAGCTTCATCGCCTACTACTACGTTGTAGTTGCCGCCTGATTCTATTGAATTACCGGCGTTAACACCCGCAGAAAAGTTAGATGTACCTGCTGTTTTCTTTTGGATGTCACCAGTAAATACTGCGTTTCCAACAACTGTAACAGTAGATGCAAAGATAGCTGCGCCACCCACTGAGACAGTGCTTTGTAAGAGTGTTGCTCCTACTACAGTCAATGTTGAAGCAAAAGAAGCTGCTCCACCCACTGAAGCAGTGCTTTGTAAATGTGTTGCTCCAGCTACTGTTACTGTAGATGAGAATAAAGCTGCACCTGTAACATTAAGAGCAGCTTCAAGGCTTGTTGCGCCACTTACTCTAACAGTTCCTAAAAATCCTGAATTACCTGTTGCAGTAACTGTACCCAGTAGCTTAGTAGTACCGCTTACTGACACATTACTCTTAAATGTTCCTGCACCTACAACTGTTACTGTAGATGCAAAGTTAGCTGCACCTCCCACTGAAACTGTATTCTGTAAATGTGTAGCTCCTACTACTGTTACAGTAGATGCAAATGTTGCAGCACCTGCTGTTGATACAGTACTCTGTAAATGTGTAGCTCCTACTACTGTTACTGTAGATGCAAAGTTAGCTGCACCTCCCACTGAAACTGTATTCTGTAAATGTGTAGCTCCTACAACTGTTACTGTAGATGCAAAGTTAGCTGCACCTGCTGTTGATACAGTACTCTGTAAATGTGTAGCTCCTACTACTGTTACAGTAGATGCAAAGTTAGCAGCACCTACTACACTTAGAGTAGATGCTAAACTCACCGCACCTGCAAAATTACTTGTACCACCTACACTTAGATTAGCAGATACAGCAAAGTTACCTGCAACTCTATTATTAACAATAGATGCAGCAATATTAGTTAAGTTAGAACCATCACCATAAAAAGAAGATGCACAGACCGCAGCATTAACAGCTTTTATATTTGTTCCTGCTATAGTAACAGTACCTCCAACATAAAAAGCACCACCTACTGATACATTGCCAGCAGCCTTTATGTTACTTACAGAGATATCACCTGATATTTGAGCACCACTGATATTAGTTATATTTGAACCATCACCATGATAAGCAGATGCACAGACCCTTGCATTAGCTGCCTGTACATTGGCTCCTACTATTGTTACTGTACCTCCTACAACAAGACCGCCGCTTATAGATACATTATTATCAAATGTAGCTACGCCTGTTGCCATGAATGTTCCACCAACAGAAGTATTGCCAGAGACATTTAAAGCACCAGAAACTGATACTCCAGCTTTAAAGTTAGCCTGAGAAGTAAATGTAGCTGCACCAAGAACATTTAAAATACCACTTACTGAAACATTATTATCAAATGTCGCAGCGCCTACTACAGTTACAGTAGATGCAAAATGTGCAGCACCGCCTACACTAAGAGTAGAGGCCATACTTACAGCACCAGCAATGGTTACTGTACCACCTACATTTAAACCACCTGATACAGAAACATTGGAATTAAAGGTAGCTTCACCATTAACCAAAAGAATATTATTAATTAGGGCATTACTAACACAGATACTTGTAGCAAGACTTGCAGTAACACCACTTAGATTAGAACCATCACCATAAAACGCAGAAGCACATACTTTTTGATCTACATGTAAACCAGAAGCAATAGAAGTAGCACCATCTATAACTAATGAACCTGTAAACTTAGCAGAACCAGTAGCAAGTTGGAAAGAACTATCAGTTCCATCTCCAGTTTCAATAGTAGATAGACCAGCACTAACACCAGTATTTGTACTTACACCTACTCTTAGTAGTTGCTTATATGTATTAGCAATTGTTTTTCCGGTTAGTTCAGTCATATGAGGTTCCAATACTTGTCTGTGTCTTCCCAGTTAGTCGTAGCTTGTGCCCATGTTAAGTTCCTACCGCCATTATCAGGGCGTGGATCACGTATAGCAGGGTTGTCTCTGACATCGGGAATTTTATTTTGTGGGTGGTTCTTTAGATCAAACTGTCCTTCAAAGTCTGTAGGACATACTAACATACCATAACTATTAAAACGCATTATCCGATGAGGGTAGACAAAGCCACATGTATCACACATGGCTATTGCGTTCTTATTACTTGCCATTAAACATACCTCAATCTAGGTACAACCCTCATAGTTGCTCGTTCACGATCTTCTTGGAAAGCTCTGGCAAGAAGTTCTTCGTAGTTAGCCTTTAACATCTGTATTCTAGCAGCCTCTACACCGGGACGCTTCATTGACATGTAGTAAGCAAGACCACAAGTAAGAGGTGGTAGAAAACGTGTAGGCATGTCTGCATTCTGTCCAGCAGATTTATCTACATCCATCAGAGAACTAATACGTTCAATCTTCATTATATCAGTAGAGTTCTCAGGAATAGGCCATACAGAAAGAACAGGGTTATCCCGTCCCCTGCGTATAGAATACTGAGAAGGTCTGCCTGTCTGGGTCTTGTTGGGGATTATTAGATATTCTTCAGGAGAGATACGGCTCAATTGAATGTCAGTACTATCCCTATTAAGAACAACCTCAAGAGCATCTACAGTAGAGCTACTGAGGCTATAAGAACCTACACTGGAAGTTACAGTAACAGCAGTAGTCTCTGTAGTCCACAGAAGAACTCCCCTGTTCTGCCAGTCTTTAAGCATAAGGTTTATAGAACGTCTAGCAGAAGCAGGTTCATGACCAAGAGTTTGCTCTCCCCCGATCATCTCCATTGCTTCTTGTATTACTTGATCTATATCAAGATTAAAATTATATGTACCTGATACTGCCATTATGTTCTATACTTTCTTGTTTTCTTAGCTATTCTTTTTGGCTGCTTCACGAACTGTTTCCCGGCAGCAGTCCCTTTTCTCTTTGCCTTGGTGGTCGCTGCATATTCCTTTGATGACAGTGCTTTGATTGCTTTCTTGGGAAGATACCGTTCTCCCGTTTTGCTGCTTGGCTTGCCTGATTTCGTTGTCCATTTTTCTTTTGTCCACTTAGCTAATTTGTTAGTAGGCTTCTTCTTACCTGAGTACGTACCACCTGCATCTTTATAATACTTAGTGGCTAACTGCATTGCTCTTGCTGAGTGCTTACCACCCATCTTAGCCTTTGCTCTTGACTTAGCCGCAGCCCACTTCTTAGGATCACGCTTAGTAGCAACACTCATTTTTTATGAACACTTTGAACTTCAAAGCTTGCTTTCGTAGAAGCACCTTTATGAGATTTGTAACCAGTGCTGGGGTTCTTCATTAGTTTAAATCCTTTACCAGCCTTCATCCAATGAAAACCTTTAGGAGCATCTACAGTTTTTTTCATTAACATCTCCATCTTTTACGGGCTTGTCTTAGACGACTGTTAGGATTACTTGCAGCCTTGGGGAACTTCTTCATTTGCCCTGCTGATCTAGCACAGTAAGACTTACGCCTTGTCGCACGTTTACCAGTAGGTTTCTTTTCAGTCACAGCAGTCTGTAGTTTAGAGCCGGGGTTCTGCCTACGATACTTAGCAACACCCTTCTTGGTCATGCCAGCACCAGCCTTGGTAGGGCGTTTCATTCCCTTACCAATGGTCATACCCTTCATATTACTCTTCTTACGCTTTACTGCCATATGTGTATCTATACTTTTCTTTCATGTAACTGATAAGAGAAACCCAGTAGTCATCCCAACTTTCATAGTCTTCTTTAATAGGTTTCTTAATATCATTGTCTAGCAAATCATAATTATCTATACCCTGATCAACAGATTCTTGGTATAGCTTTATTATTTTTTTACTATCCACTAATAACCTCGTTGTGCTTTACCGTAACCCCTTACTTTACCACCCATACGACGTCTTACTTTACCGCCTTTTTTCATATCGTCAGAGTCTGGAAAATCATACTCAATAGTCATATCATTACCTGTAAATGGATTCTTTACTGTTTGATTTTTAGCTGTAAAGTCACCAGTTTTAAAACCTCCAAACAGAGCATCCGAAAGACTTTTACGTTTATCTGGTTTACTTTTTATAGTAGATTGTTTAGATGCTGTTCCAATAGGAGTAGAACCCGAACCTGATTCTGCTGCATACTTAAGATTAGCTTTAGGCTTATTAGGCTTAACTTTATTATTCTTAGCTTTAGTAACAATTTTAGGTTTCTTAGTCTTCAACAATGCCATAATCCGTTCTTCCGCTTTAGGAGTAGCTTTCTTTTTTAAAGCGTTTGCTATTAAAAATTTTGCCCTCTCGTCTTTAGAAAGATTCTTATTTACATCAGCTATTGCTGCATCTGCCACGTCTTTTGCTGTCATAGTTGAAGCAGGTTTACGTACCTTTGACTTTGCTTTACCACCTGTTTTTCTCATTTCAAAACCACCCATTTCTTTAAGCTCTGCTTCACTAGGAAGTTTCCCTCGTTTACTAAGACCCATCTCTTCTGCTACAACTCCTCTAGCTGGAGCATACTCACCTGTAGAAACTAATTTCTTTTTGCCATTCTTATCAGTTCTTACTTTAGCTTTTCCTTCCATAATAAGTCTGCGAGCTTGAGCCTTACTCATCTTCTCAGGAAGCTGTACTTTAGATAGAAGTGGGCCTTGCTCTACAGGCTTAGAACCTTCTGGTCCTGTAGCCCTGCGTTTAGGAAGAGGGTTTGAATCAGGAGCATCATCTCGTTTCTGAGAACTTATTAGTCGTTTAAGCTCTGCATTTTCTCTTGGAGAGCGTACTACTTTCGCAGGTTTTTTACGAACAGGAGCTTTCTTAGCTTTAACCTCTTTTGGTTTTGGCTTTGGTCCTCTACGACGTTTAGGTCGTCCTGCTTTTAGAACTGCCTTTGCGACTAATTTTCCTAACATAATTATGATCCCCTTAATTCTTTAACTTAATCTTCTACTTTAAAAGACTTTCCCTGTTGATAGTCTTCATCAACAACAGCATCTTTTGCTTTACCTGTAACTGATGGCCCTTTACGTGCAGCGCCAAATCCCTGACCTGTAGGTTTACCTACGATATCCTTCAATGGAATACTACGATCAATTAGTGTATGTGGTCCCGGCATTATTTCTTTCCCCTTACTTTTTTATAGATTACAATTGAAAGAAGAACAATACCTACAGCAACAAAACAAGCTATTCCAATATTATTATCAGGATTAGGTTCTGGCTTCTTTACAGGCTGTTCAACAACAGTCATTGTCTTTACTTCTGTTTTCTTTACAGGCTGTTCAACAACAGCAACTGGCTTTACTTCTGTTTTCTTTTCCATTTAAATTCTCCTTTTTTTACCTTTAGTTGCCATTGCTGACATTTTCTTTTTACCATATTTCTTACGACCTATAAACGCAGCAAGAGCTTTAGGATTTTTTGCTCCACTTTTCTTTAGTTTAGCAGTAAGATTTTTAAATCTATCCCCACTACCTAGCTTTGGTTTCTTAGGTGGTTTCATAATCTGTTGTCTAGCACTAGACCTACTAATCATAACTGTTACCGACTACCTGCCCACCTGACATGCGATAAGTAATGGGGCCACCTTTTTTGTAACCCTTTACTTTACCACCAGCTTTTTTCCTTGGCATTTTTCTTTTCAAGTAGGGTGTAAATTCTTTATCACCCCTAGAAGGTCTACTAAGTTTAGGTTTATCAAAAGCACCTTTAATCATTCTTGCAATCTGTGCTTCTGTTTCTGAATTTTTATTAGGTGTTTCATCTAACTCGTTTGTAAAATCTCCATAATTAGGCAAGCTTGTTGGTTTTTTTATTTTTTTCCGCCTACGATCTTTAGCAATTTCCGAAGGTGTGCCTTTTATATTCTGGATAGTCTTACGCATTTTACCACGTTCAACTGCTTTAAGGTCTAAATTACCACCAGCCTTACGTTTTACTTTACCACCAATCTTACGACGGTTAGATATTCTCATTTCTTTAGTTTTTTGTTTAGCAGCTTTCTTTGGTCCTAATTCTAACATAGCTTCAATCTCTCTAGCTTTTTTAGTTTTCCCTCTTGCTTTTAAACTTGATACTGCTTGTTTTTGTTGATTTACAGTAGGATTAAAATTTCCTATAATTTCACCATCATTTAAAAATGCTTGAACAGGGTCTCTTTTATCTTGTTTTTTAACTGGTGTGCCTTTATAAGCAGCCTTTAATCTTTCTTTAACTTTGGGTTTTTCTGAAGTTTGTTTAGCAGTTTGACGAGCTTTATTTGTAGCTTTAATATCTTGTCTTTCCATTTTATTATAAGCAGCTTGAGCTTCTTTTCTTATCTCTGGAGTTTTCCCTTCTCTTGCTAGTTCTGCAAGCTTTGCTTTTGCTTTTCCTCTATCTTTCATTCCTTTTGAAGCTTGATCTCTTACAAAATTATTGATTGTTAAACCACCTACAGTAACTTTCTCACCTCTTGTACCTACATCTCTAGCTGTTCTAGCTCCTACACCACCTGTATAATCACTAGCATCAGGATCAAGTCTTGCACCTTCAGCTTCTCCTTTAGGTTTAGGTAAGCCTCCTTTTTCAAACTTACGCCTTCCTGCTCCTGTTGTATTACTAAAAATTTTTTGAACTGGTTTTTTAGATTTACGAAAAGGTTTAAAAAGTTTTCTTACAATTTTTCCTGCTACCATGATTATGGACTCCCCGGTGTAATTGTATCAGGACCACCAGCAGGTGAGGCAGCAACTGCCATGTCATCCTGACGTGTCCTTCTAGCTTGATTTCTAAGTGTAATAATTGCTGCTTCATATTGAGCTTGCCATGCAGGAACTGTAGGCCAGTCCTTCATATACATAGTAGCTTCCATCATGGCAGCAAAAAATAAAGCGTCATAACAGTAATTAGTAAAATAATTTGCTGTAGTAACACTTGTGCCTGTAGCAGGAGCCAAGGCCAATGGTTTGGAAACTGTTTGAATTACTCCTGTTAAAGTAGATACAGGAGTTGGTACTATAAATATAGAACTGTTATTCTTACGTGCATAATAACGTGGCTCACCTGTAGAAGCACTTACAGGCCAGTAGTCATTGCAGTATTCAATTGTCCTCTGAAGTAAATTAACTTTACTTCCAGCACTTGTTGTAAAGTTTACATTACGAACTATGCGTACTCTATCTCCAAGAGATACAACTGCATTACTAGCTGTAAGTGAGAAAGTAGTATACTCATCTAAACCTGAGTCATCAATATCTTTAGTCAGACGTAACTCTGCTCTGTTAATAAAATTATTTATTTCAGCACTAAACTCCTCGCCATCGTTCTCAGTAGTAGAGATTAAAGCTTCTCTTAAAGAAGAGTAATCTGACATTTTTGGTGGATCAGATACTACCATTGTTAGCCTACATATAATGTAATAGTTGGGGCCATAGCAGCAGCACCTGAAGTTGCAAGACTTACAATTCCAAATACGCCTACACCCATATCTCCTACGTAAGTATCTTGTGAATCAAGTGCAGCAACACGCCATCGAAGGGCTGTACCTGCTGCTGTCTTATTCGTAATCTGTTTAGTACCTTTAATAATAATGTCTCCAACAATTGTGGAGTATACGTGCATAGCCATAACACGAGTATGTGAGGGCGTAGGACTGCTTCCTGTGCCTTCATCTCCAAGTGTTAGGCCGCTATCTACGTAACGAAACCCTGTGATAATAGCACCATCTGTACTTACATTTTGTGCTACTTTAATATTTGTTGTCATAATAACTCCCTTATAAGTATGAGAGAGGTAGCTTGTACACTACCCCTCTCAACTATCTTATCAGCCAGCAGAACCGTACCATCCACGCCAATCAGAGACACCGAAGCTATAACGCTCACGGGCTTTGAATCGCAGATTGCCGGTATCAAAATCAGGCTCCATTTTAGTCTGAAGCGGAGAACGGACGAACATCTTCGTTCCATTCGGCACATCAGTCTTAACAAACCACGCATCAGTATCAGTGAAGCGACGGTTAATGTAGTAGCCTTCAGGGACCATACCCATATTACGAATAGCGTTGATAGCATTCGTATTGGGGTTGGCACTGGCTGCACTCGTTCCGGTGTTGCCGGGGCTGCTGAGAATCTTATCAGCAACGGCCCAGTAATCAACGGGGATGTGCAAAGAAACTACAGAAGCACCAATCAGAATACCACGATCATCTTTGGTTTTCTGAGCAGTGGTTAGTGCAGTCTCAAGGGTTGCTTCTGACAGATCAGCCGCACCAAGAAGGTTTGACTGGAGACCATCAGAAATGGTTGGATGAGATGCAGAGAAGAATGCAGCACCGTCACCAATGGTATCAGAGAAACCATTGTTGTAGATGTTTGCAGCTTTAACCTGCTTGGTGTTCGCCATCGCCCGTGCAAGACCTTTCGCACGAAGTTTCGCAAACGTGTCATACAGATTATCTTCCATAGCTTCTTCGGTGACAGCAAAGGCAAGAGCTATCGTCTCAGCCGTATAACGGGCTGAATAGCTTTCCTGTGCGTCATCATAAGAAACAGAAGCACCTTCACCCTTAGTGGGTGCAGTACCGAAACCAGTGAAGAGTACTTCTTCTTCAAAGGCACGATCTGAGTTTTCTACTTCGAAAAGAGGTTCATGCTCGTTATTTACCTCTCCATACTCCATTCCAAAAACAGCGTTTAGACCGGGAAGGAGTTCTTTGCTAATACTAGCTCTATTAATAGCCATAATAATTCCTTCCTATCAAGCTGTTGATGCCGTAGCAGTTACAAAACGATCACGGTGATGGTTGAGCCATACTTCAACGATTGGATACGCATCCGAATCTTTCTCGTCTGGGTATTTAGCACGACCAATTACACGAACCGCTGCAGAAGATTCTACACCTGAAGCTCCGTCAAGATAGTAACTGGACTGACCAGTCACTGTACTTCCCGAAGAAGCAGTAGAACTAACTGTTACATTATAGTTTTTGACAATTGCCAACTCACCCGCTGAAAGCGAGAGAGAGGCTTGGATGTAATACGTCTGATCTGGATCAGTGATTACAAAGAATTTAATATCCGTGGCACTCAAGCCCCCGTTCCAATAGCGGGAAAACTTCTGCTCTCCATTTTCTACATATTGACAGCCCATGAAAACCCCTGAAGGTTTAAGAGTTGCCGCAATGAAAGGCGAAATCGTTGCAAAGTTTGCACCCGGAAGAACTACCGGATCGCCTGTGAAAATGGTATTAGTGGGCGACTGAGCCTGACCCGTTGAGGTCAACGTAATCATGTCAGTCACGGCTTCGTTATTGTAGCCACCACTCTTTTTACGAGCAGGAATGAAACCACGAAATGCTTTAGTAGTAGACATTGTTTCATCTCCTTGTTAAGAAGAAAGCTAGTTCTGAAAAGAAGGTCGCCTTCCTCGTGTTGTTACCGATTTACTTGTGTTGGAGATAGGCATACGAGAATCAGAGTTTTTCATAAGCTGGGCATTTACTGCATCCATCATATCATTTGCTTTGTTTTCATAATGCTTTCTCCGGGCATTTACCTTGCCAGCTGGCATTTTAGCCAATGCTAAGTCTCCACGACAGACTGTACCAAGGTAACGGCCTTCATCCCTCACGAAGGATGTAACAGCCATTTCGGGAACTTCATCAGGAGTTACGAAGACCCACCCTGCCTGTTGTTTCTTACCAACATTAGTGATGTCGTCTTGACCTTTTAACGATATACGCAGCCAACGAAGGGACATACCCTCATTGTCATAACGTGCTTTTACTACCTCTGGGATAGTGAGGGCATCGGGTTCCTCATAGGTCCATTGATCTTCTCGTAGATTCTGTTCTCGTAGAGTGTCACTACGTGTTTCATTTCGTGTTGTATCCATTTTATTCTCCACGCTACTATTTTATATCTGTATAGTCGCCATCAGCTTGATGTACTTTAAGCTTCTGAGCGGCATACGTTTCAAGAGGTATATTCCATTTTTGGGCAAGCCTTAAATCTTCTTGCGAAAGCTTAACCTTTTTCCTAGAACTCGGAGAAGAGCGAGAACTCCCCGACACCACTTGAGCAGGACTTGACGTAGTTTCCTGAACACGTTCTTTGTCTTCTTCAAACTTATGTGGAAAAGACGTTTTAATTCGGTTATCAATTTCTTGATAAAAATCATTATCACTTGGATCATATCCTTCATTCTTTAGTTCTGCATCAATAGCAAGTGCAGCCGCAGTCATCACATTATCTTTACCAAACCAATTATTATCTGATGCCCACTGTTCTGCTTTAGGATCAGACGCTGCCTGTGGAACCTGCTGCTGTTGTGCCACTGACTGTTCCACAGCTTTCTGTTCTTGTTGTGCATAACGTGCTTTAGCACTATTGACTGCTTTTAAATCACCTTGTGCTTCGTTTAACATTTCTTGAGCATTTAGAAGTTTTTCTTTTTCTCCTTCTTCAAATGCTTCTAGGTAAACTTCTCTTGCTAATGCTATTTTATCTGTTAGCTGTTTCTCTGACATAGCAAGAGTACGTTTACCCATACTCTGTACTTCATTCTCTTTACCCAATAACTTTTTATTTAATTCTTCATTCTGTATTTGTAAAGATGTTACTTGTTCTTCTCGTTCTTTTCTTTGTTTAACAAGTTGCCTAATTCTTTTTTCTGCACCAGCCGTTTCAATTCCTTCAAGTTCTTTAGGCTCTTCAACTTCGGTGTCATCTTCTTTAATATCTTCTTGAGCCTTCTGTTTAACTACAGGCTCTTCAATTTCATACTCTACTTCACCTTGGGATACTTCAACAGTACTCCAATCATCGTTCTCAATCATTATATTCTCCGTTGCTTACGAGACAAACGCCTTACGTAATAATTTATTGTTATACTATTATACCATACTTATTGGCTTATCACAAATCAGTGAGAGCCTTTTCCTAAATTAAATGTAGGATCAAGATTCTTTGGATCACTTACTCGCATAATTACCTGATCATCAAACAATAGTAATAGTTTAACATTCTGATAGTATAGCTTTGTTCCTGCATGTTTACCGTAGCATACGTAGTCTCCTACCTTACACCAGTCCCCATTGGGAAACTTATCTACATCTTTGTAAGCCAAGTCTCCTAATGCGATTACCTTACCCACAGTTGTAAGATAACTCATGTCATCCTTGGTGGAATCAGGAATAAAGATACCACCCTTTGTTTTACTCTTTACTGTCAACGGCCTTACTAAAACATGAAAGCCCGGTAGTTCTGGAAGATCAGCTGGGTCACTTACTTCATCTTCAATATCAATCCATTCGTCATTCTTCATTGCATTACCCATTTGTACCTGTCTCATTTAATCCTCTTTATACATCCTTTTTTTAATAATTTCTGTTAGGTTTGTTCTTGCCCACTCCAGACCTTGTACAGAACCTACAAGTTGTCTGTAGTGGGCAAAATCTTCAGCAACACCATTACTTAGTGATACTTTTAATCTTTCAATTTCTTCGTTAAATTCTTGCACAACTTCATCCCAAATTTCCATCTGGGTTACAGTGAAGCCTTCTTAGTACTTTTCTTTGGAGCTGGAAATTCATAAGAAGATTTGTCCCATTCATTGAGAACACTTCGTGAACCACGGCCACCATATACTTCAGCCTTGGGTGCATCACCAAAACCTTTTGCAGTATTCTTTACATGCTCCGAATACCCTTTACCTTTTGTCATCATTAGCTGTCTCCCTTTTTCATTTCTTCTATTGCTACACGAGATAGTGTATTAACTTTAGTATTCTCTGTATCTTTTTCGTCTTTCATTCTTTCAACTTCTATCTTAGCAAGATTATTCATTGCTGATAATTCTTTCTTTGTTTCTCGGTCTGCTTCAGCTTTCTCACGTTTAAAGTTATCAGTAGCACCAGACTCAAGCATATCAAGTATTTGTGCATTCTCTTTAAGATCAAGCTCTTTTGTTTTAAGCTCAAGTTCAGCAGCATTGATTGTTGTATCAGCTTGAAGCTTCTGTTGCTGTAGTTTAACCTTCTCCTGTTCAAGAGCAACCAGTTGTTGTTCTGGTGTAGGCGGTGGTGGTTGTTGATTGGCTTGCATAACTTTTTGTGCAGCCTCCGCCATAGCCATCTCAATAACAGTAGACTGTCCTTGTTGTTCTACCGGAACTTGCTGTAGCATCTGTGATGTAACACCATTCATTTGTTCTTGATACTTCAGTACAGAATGTTCTTGTATGTTAGATTCAAGTACAGGTTTGATACGAGCCATGATAGGATTAGCACCATTTGCTGGGTCTTGAAGATACATCATCTTAACTTGTATGTGGGCATCATGGTTCTGAGACGGGAAGGCTGCAATAGGCAGACCCTTTGTAACAGCCATGATATCTGATACAGGATCAAGAGGTTGAGGCTCAATCTTTGGTGGAAGTATCTGCTCTAGGTTAGGCATATTAGCAGCACTAAGAATAGTCCTATTCAGTTCTTCAATGTTAAACATTCCCGGTGGGGATTGCTGTGCCATTTGCAAAGCCATGTTAGACAACATCATACGATGGGCATTGGATGGAATGTTAGGATCAGAGACAGGAATAATATCTACACGTCCATCAAAGTCAGCCTTGAAGATATCACGATCTTCAAATGGTACTTGGTATGGATACTTATCAGGTAGATAATCATAATCTATTTGTGCAAGGATTCTAAATTCATCCTTCTGTGATTTATGTAATCTTTTATGGATTGCAGAGAAGAACTTACTTGAAGCTTCTAGCAATGCCATTGTAGTACCCACGGGTCCATAGGAGGCAGCATCAGAGATAACTTGCTCAGTACTGTCCGCAAACTTCTGACCAGCAGCAGTCACGAACCCAAGCATCTGGAAGAGCGTTTGGGAAGGCTCTTTATAAGGCAGGGGAACTATTGCCCTTGATAAATCAATACCAGTTGCTTCGACCTCCTTGAACTCGCCGGGGGCGATAGGATCGTTGTCACCAACCATCCGCACTCCCTTGGCCTTAAATCCGCCCGGTAAATTGGCAAACTGTCCTGCATCTATTAGGGAGCGCATTGCAGCAGTTGCCGACATGGTGAGGTTACCGAGGAAATGGATAAGGCCCAACCCGTAGAAACCAAAGCCGGGAACAAACCTATAGTGAACGAAGTGACTTCGTTTCTCTTTGTTTGGATCGTCTTGCTTGTAGTTTCTACGAATACTTAAAACTTGTCTTGACTGTTCTTCAACAGTTACGATATAAGGGCAAGGTACACCCTCTTCTTCAAGATCAAGATAACAATGTTGTTCTAAGATAACATACTGTGGATCAGAATCATATGATGGAGAAAGACCAAGAATATTATCTATCTTGCTGGCAAACCCTGATGCAGAAAGCTGGGCTGGTTCAGGAAGTTCAATGTCTTTATAGACACCAGACATCATGTCCAACTTCATGTCTACTGGGCTTTTTTGAATTACATGAGTATATCGGTCCGCATTTCTGAGATCGTTTGCGTAGTAAGACACATAGAACTGGTCTATGGGGATAAATTCTGATACGGGCCTTTTCAGTGTAGCATTATAATAAACTTTCTTGAATGCTGAACCTATTAATGGTAGATGAAAAAGCATCCTTTCAAATTCATCAAAGTACTCAGGCATCTGTTCAGTAAGCTGGAAGTTCATAAAGTTCTGAACTCTGTTGGCTTGCATCTCTTTCTCTGGAGTTGCAGCACCAAGTATCTGTGCCTTGACAGGGCCACTGGCAGGGAACAACTCACCTGAAGCTTTTGATTGGAACTTGACAGCCGATTCAATTAGGAGGGGATGTACAGCAGTACATGCACCTTGGAATGGTTCTGAACCTTCTTCCAGCTTGAGACCAAGTAGGTCAAAGCCTCGTTCAAACATAGACTCCCATTCAGCACGACTATCTTTATCTGCATTAAAATTTTCAATTACATCACTGGCAATATCCTGTAGTTCTTCTGCTTCGAGGTCTTCACTTAGGTCAGCATACCATTCACTGATTTCTTCTGATGGTTCCATGACTGCATCTTCTTCAGAAGAGAAGTCTACAATTACACCGCCATCAGTAGGATCAATCTCAATAGAGACATTAGAATTTTCTTCAGGCATCATAGCAATTATATTAGTCTCTGTACCTTCAGGTATCTTATCAAAGGGATTGCGTTCTGTAGCCATTATTTATACTCCATCAAACTACGAAGACCACCACCACCCATTGCGGGGACACTTGGTGGTGCAAACTTCTTGGCAGCTTCTGTATATGGTATTCCATATGCTGCTGCATATGTAGCAATACTAGGATTTGTTCCTGAAGGTTCCTGATATCTAGGAGTTCTTAATGCTAATTTTCTGCGATAAGCTGCATTAGCGGCTGGTCCTGTTGGTGGTAAGTAAGAAGGATACCCTTGAAAATAAGAGGGAGAAGTAGAAGGAACGGTAAGGGCAGGGCTGGCAATTCCTAATTTTCTAAAGTATGCTTCCATAGCAGTTTCTGGTGCTTCTTCTTCTTCTTCAGATTCTGTTGTAGATGTCTCTGTATCTGTATCTGTATCGTCTACACCTTCATCAGGTTCATCTTCTCCAAAAGTGTCATCTTCATTTTGTTGTGAAGTAGATTGATCATCACTAGAATCAGATTGACCATCACTAGAATTAGATCCTCCCCTAGAAGCTTCTATTTGTTCAGAAGTTATATCTTCTTCTCGCAAGCCTCCATAATACTCGCCCCCAGCAACCGTACTTATTCCGGCTTTTTCGTCAGTTGTTCCAAATGCTCTGTTAAAACCATCCACAACACTTCCAATGCCAAAATTTCGTCCTAGAAGTTCAGCACCCTTACCCATCTCGCTGTATCCGACTGAAAATGCGTCTTTACCCGTATAGTTATAAAGACCATCTTTATTTACACTTATAGTAACATCCTTACCTTTATCTCTATAAGAGGCTTGAAGGGCAGCAGCAGCAGCTTTCTCCCGTTCATAATCCGCAGCTGCAGCCTTTTCAAAATAACCCATGTCTACAAAATCATTATAACCTACACCATAAGCATCAGGATTATTATACATAGCTTGCATTGTAGCTAAGTCTGTAATATTGTCTACTCCGATTGTTTCCAAATCATCGGCTGTAGTTGCCGATGTTACGGAAGGCGCAGTAAAACCTTTGGATGCAGACCATGAAAAATCTTCGGGATTGGGAATGTCAGGTTCACCCCAACCACCACCAGTGCCACCAGTTCCAGTGCCACCAGTTCCAGTGCCACCAGTTCCAGTGCCACCAGTTCCAGTGCCACCAGTTCCAGTGCCACCAGTTC